AATCACTCTTCGAATTTATCTATATCAGACAGACGCAACTGAGACACAAACAAACAGCTTTACTTATCAGAACCAAGATTTACACACACACATCAACAATCATGACAACCAACCTCATCAGACTTGGAATCAAGACTCACCTTCGACCATCGTATTCTATCAACAAGACAGCACAGTCTAAACTTAGAAATATGACCGAAAAGCTAATCAAGAAGGCAATCCACATGGAATGTCCTCCCGAACTTGCAGAAGCAGCCATTCACGGCTACAGACGCAGCGACGATTCAGCAACCGCAGGAGAACAAGATTTTCTAAAGACTGACCAGCCGAGATTTCACGTAAAACGTGACTATCATTACCAAAAGGCATTAAGAGTATGCGAGAAACTATTTCGTCCTTCAAGACGATTGAAACCTATTTCATTTCCCGACCTACGCTATTACCCTTGGAAATTGAACACGAGTGCAGAAGCACCGTTTACTTCATCAAACTACTGGAAAGAGGAACTACTACGCAAGAATAGAGAAGGCGAAACCGATGATCCTTATGCATCATTTCACAATCTATACGACGAAATTTTCTTAATCAATAGAACATTAGTCCACGAGATTAAATTTGGAATGCCCCAATTCTGGGACGCAAGCACAGGCTTACCGAAACCATATAAATGGACGACCTTACATTCACGCGCACACACAGTCAAATCTGACCAACCGGACAAAATCCGAGCAGTTTTTGGCGTACCTAAACTTCTACTAATGGTAGAAAACATGTTTCTTTGGAACCTCCAAAAGGAATATCTTAACGGTAACGTACAATCACCAATGCTCTGGGGTTTTGAAACAATCCGTGGCGGATGGATGAAACTTTGGAATAAACTATCCAACAAACGCAAAAATACAGTACTCTCAGCAGACTGGAGCGGCTTTGATCACAAAGCACTTCACGAAGTTATCGACGACGTACATAATATTTGGCGTGGATGGTTTGACTTTGACAAAGGCTACGAGCCGTCAAAATCCAATTCATTCGATTATTCACACACCGAAACCGACCCTATCAAAATACAAAGACTTTGGGACTGGATGACTTATTCAATTAAGCACACCCCAATTCTAGGCGACTCAGGTATGCTTTACCAGTGGCAATTCAACGGAATAGCCTCAGGTTTTCAGCAAACCCAGCTTCTAGACTCTTTTGTCAATGCAATTATGCTATTGACTTGTTTATCCTCACTAGGAATAAATATTGAAGGAGACGATTTCACGCTATTCATCCAAGGAGATGACAGTTTAGCCACATTTGCAGAACGCACGTTCGCGCAATATGGACGAAACTTTCTCACCCGACTCAGAGATGAAGGCAAGACACGCTTCAACGCGGATCTTTCAACCGACAAAACAACATTTGGCAACTCACTAAATGATGTCGAAGTACTTAGTTATTCAAATACTAATGGCATCGCAACTCGCGATCCCGCCAACTTACTATCAAAGTTACTTTATCCCGAAAGACCACGTACGCTCGAAGCAACAGCAGCAGCAGCTCTAGGTTACGCACAAGCGAACATGGGCAGCAACCGATATGTATATAATACATGTTGGAACATTTATCGATTTATCACTGACGCATTAGGACGAATCCCTACTCAGCGAGATTACGACAGCTACAACTACACAGTCAACCTCCCAATTACGGGAGTGATCCCAAATTTCCCTTCTTTTGAAGAGACATGGGTTCAAAATTTTGACCTCCGGCAACGAACCGAGAGCGAGAAAAACAGACTATGGCCACGTAAACCAACTGGCAACGGATTTCACTTCCTTTCAACTTAGTGGAACGCAGACGTTCTTT